AATATTATTAGAACATTTAAAGTAAATATGAATGCCAAAAATTCAAGTGGTGGTGATAGTAGTGGAACTAGTGGATTGTTTATAAAATCACCAAATGTCTTTCAATTGAGTTATAAGACAGGTGGTGAATCTCATCAATTCTTACATAAATTCAAACCTATGGCTTTGAAAAATATGATTGTGAATTATACTGGTTCTGGAACTTATGCAACTTATGAAGATACAACACCCATACATATGCAACTAACATTATCATTCCAAGAACTCAATCCAATTTATGCGGAAGATTATGAAAATGAAGAAGGAAAAATCGGAGTAGGTTACTAAAATGGGTTATTTCAGAGAACTGCCAAATTTACAGTATCAATCACCATTCTCAAACAGAGTTTCTAGTGATTCTTATGTATTGGCAAAAAATATATTCAGAAGAATGAAAATGCGTGATGACTTACAAAATGTCTTCACTGTTTTCAATAAGTATATAATAAAAGATGGAGCAAGACCAGATACTATTGCTGAAGAATTGTATGGAAAATCAACATTAGACTGGGTTTTAATAATATCTGCTGGTATTACCAATATAAGAAATGATTGGCCATTATCCAGTAAAGAACTTTATGATTTTGCTACTAAAAAATATGGATTAGAAAATATCAATTCTAACCATCACCATGAAACAAAAGAAATTAAAGATAGTGAAGGTAAATTAATTCTTCCAGCAGGTAAATCTGTTGATAGTAATTTTACAACTACATATTATGATAATGGAACATTAGTAACACCAACAAATGCAAAAACTGTAACTGGTGTTTCTAATTATGAATATGAAGTCTTAAAAAATGAAAAGAAAAGAACAATTTATGTTCTAAGAAGGGAATATTTACAACAATTTTTAACAGACATAAGAAATGAGATGATTTATAAAAAATCATCTCATTTTGTGAACGAAAAGTTAATTAAAACAGAAAATACAAGAATAACTATCTCATAATTACTCAGCTAATTTAGCAAAGTAAGATAATGCATCATCCTCATCTTCAGTAGCAGATCCTGTTCCAGCAGCAACAGCAGAAGTAACTAATTCCTCTGCAGAACCACGATCATTGTCCTCATCAAAAGTCTCTGCATCTTGACGAGCAGGAGCTTTATTACCAAGAACATAACCAAGACGCTTTTTCAAATCTTCATAAGACTTGAACTGATCTGCGGCAACAAACTCTTGAAGAGAGTTTTCTTTCTTCCAGAGTGCTTCAAGTGCATCGTCATCATCCAATAATGGAGTGACAGCAGTAAACTCAGAAGAGTCGTAATTACGATAACCAGCAACGTTCTTTGCCTTCAACTTGAAGTTAGCACCTTGCCAAAAATCAAATGGATCAATTGCTTCCTCATCCTCAAACTCAGGTTGCATTGCTGCAGTAAGTTTGTCAAAGATTTTCTTTCCATACTTGTATAGAAATACTTTACCTTCGTTCTCAGGATTAGCAGGATCCTTTACAACATAGATGTTACTGATGTAAGTAAGTTTACGTTTCTGCTTACGAGCAGCATCTTTACCTGCGTCTGTTCCATTGTTCCATAGAGTAGTATTAAACTCAGAAACTGGATCTTTCTGACCAAGAGTGGTTAGAGAGTTTTCAATATACCATCCACCAGGACCTTGGAAGGCATGGGAGTATAGTTTTACAAATGGTAGATCTTCCTTATCTGGAGCAGGTAGAAAACGGATAACGGCATAACCATTACCTGATTTATCACATTCTAATTTCCACAAACGGTCATCAGCATTCCCGTTAGTGTTATTCATTTTTTCGACTTCTTTCACAAGTTTTTGTGTAAGAGAGCCCAATTTGGATTGCTTTTTAAGATTAGCAAACGACATTGATTACCTCGGATTAATTTGGATTTAATTGGATTGGTTTTATTATAACAAAAATATACTTAGATGTCAACAATAGACTGTCTAAGTTTTTCAATGGTTTTATCCATTGCATCGAATATTTGAGACATATCAGTTCCTGTGGGAAATCCCATCAATTTAACTGATTTCTCTAAATTTTTTTTCATTTCAATAGCTTGTGGATCATCTGATAAAGATAAACGAGTATACATAATCTTTTGCTTTTCTAATAAAATTACAAGATTTTCAACATGTTCTACTTTTTCTGCAGAACTCATTCTCATCAATTTAAAAGCATCGCCATAAATTTCCTGTTGAAGATCATTAATCTCTTCAAGTTCTTCTTGAATGATTTCTGAATCAAAAAATTTACCCATTTACAATATTCCTCAAGATTTTTTTATATTGAACCACATTAATATTTAGGAAAGGTATATACTTTTTTATTTTTAAACTGACGGTTTCCCATACAGGATCAGTAAGTTTTTTATCAAAGTTTTTTACGAAAGAAAAGACTTTTTCCAGTATTATAAATGTCTCCAAACTTATTTCTCCACCTAGATATTTTTTCAATATTGGAGGATGACCTTTCGAGCAATCGAATACTTCGTTCAAGTTTTTGTTGAATAGCAATTCGTTGCTTTGTTCTTTGAATAAGTAAGTCAAACTCTGTTTTCTTTTCATCCATTGTGAATAGTTCCTTTCTCCTGAATTAATAATTTCTCCAATCCATAAGTTTTGTGGATTGTCGGTGGATACAAAGTTTGCTAAAAGAAAGTTTAGCACTTCTTCATCAGAATATTTTCTAGATGTTTTCTCAAACCAATACTTATCCTTTCGTTTATTAAAAGATGCCATAGTGGCTCGGGATTTACCACCATACTTAAAAAAGTCATATTTACGATTGGTAAAATGACTTTTCATTGATAAGTATGTTTGATACGTTTCGTATGGAGTCACCTTCATTTAGAAATAAAATGCGTCATTAAATGAATTACCATTAATAGATTGTTCTACTTTCATTATCTCAGTTTTTTCAGTTTCTTTCCAAGTTAAACTATCATTATGTTGAATATTATGAGTATATGCATTAGATATGTAATATGGATTTTGAATTTTTGGATTATCAAAATAAGATTTACTATAAGGAATTCCATCCTTTATTCCATGTTCAAATACAATAACTGATATTCTTGTATCAACAAATGTCTTTGAATAAGGAGGTAATGGTGGTAAAGGATAAGAATTCATTATTCATAAAGGCAATTTTGCCCTTGATGTTTTTTTCATAAAATTGAGATTTATAGCATCATACTTTAATCTTTCCTTTAATGGTTTAGATATTAATTTTGTAATCGAATCAACTTCAATATCGTTTATTTCACAATATTGACAAATTGCATCAATATAATTAATTTTTTCTTCAGCAACAATAGTTTCTATTTCTAATGAAAATTTTGATGGAGTTAAAAATTTTTTCTCCATTACTTTTTCTAATTCTTTATTTGGTTCCATAGAGCTCCAGTTTATCGTTAATAAATTTTCTAATATATTGTTGGAGCAATCTGATGTACTTTGCTTTGTCGTATTCTTCATAAATTTCACATTCTCCATTTTCACAAGCCATAATAATTACAAGTTTTTTGATGGGTATACCCTTCATTTCATATAACATACATCCGTATGCCATACACTGCACAAAGTAATGCTCTATCCAATTTCTTGGTTTAGGTTTTTTTGATGTTTTAAAATCTATTATCGCTAACTCACCGTTATATTCAGCAATACAATCAACAGTTCCAGCAATACCTAATTCTTTACTATATAGGGGACCTTCCAAAGCATAGATATTATCTATTTTATTAAGTTCACCCTTAGCAATCTTAAATAAAAAGTCTGAAATAGGACGTACTTCAGGTAAATTTTCATTCTTCAGATAATGTTCTGTAAGAGTGTGCATATCGGTTCCACGACCAGTAGCCGCCTTAGTGATACGATCTGCCTCCTCATTACCAACTTTCTTTCTCCATTTAACAAAGATTTCTTTATTAAAGTGACTAGTTACCGAAGTAATAGAAACCATCTTAATAAGTTCTTCTTCATCAGGAACTTTGTAATAACGAACTCCATCTACATGCTCTCTTTCAAGAGGTTGTAGATTCAAATCAACATGATTAAACATTACATACCTATTTCAATTTTGGCAGTAAGATATTCTTTGACAAGTCCAGAACGAACTATATCATCGATACCAAACTCTATTATATCAAAGGATGGCATTTTACGCAAGATGTTCATAAAATCAACAACTCCATTACGATCATTAGTTTTAATCAAATCTGACTGACTGGCATCACCACAGAAACAAATTTTACTATTTTCACCAACTCTGGTAATAATACTATCTAATTCATGAAAATTGAGGTTTTGAAACTCATCCACTATAATAATAGAATTATCTAATGTAGTTCCACGTAAAAATGATGTGCTCCAAAATTTAATCGTATCCTGTGCCTTAAGATTACCATAAAGCATTTCAAAATCTGCATCAGATGGCATCTGAAACATATACTTTACCATATTCTTATAAGGAATTTGATAAATATCTGCCTTATCTTCATGGTCACCAGGTAAAAAACCAATCTCTCTTGTTGCTACAAGTGAACGAACCAAATAAATTTGTTCATATGGGGTATTTTCACTAAGAACATCAGAAATAGCATTATAAAGACTAATAAAAGTTTTACCAGTTCCAGCACAACCATAAGCAACTAAATGCTTACCTTTTTTATATGAATCAAATAATCTTTTTTGATTATCATTTAAAGGTGCTATATCAACCAAATAATTAGATCCAAGAGGTTTTTTCCTCTTCATCTGTTTAGTGGTCAATCCAACCCCGATAGGTTGTTCACTATTAGCTCTTTTTCTTCTTGGCATGTTTTTTATTCTATATTAAATGCAGATTCAGTGGAAGATTCATAAGATCCTCTTTTAGCTAATCTTCCAGAAATACCTCCAGATTTTTCAGCATTCTTAAGAACTTCACCCCATCCAGGATTTTTATTAACCAATTTGTCTCTCCATTCTCCAACTTCTCCAGTACCAGGCATAGTAGAAGGATCTGACCAATCTCTCTTCCAATCAGGATTATTATCAGACCACTTACTCCATTCATGAACACTCATTTTAACTTCTTTCTGCTCACCAGTTTCTTTGTTTATAACAGGATATGTTGCCATAATTATATATTTGTGTAAATTTATTTATTATTATAAAAAATTAATATTAATAGTATACATTAATTTTTCATTAGTTGTCGAAGATAAACAATAGGGATTAGATCCATCAAACATTACCATTCTATTTTCAACAGAATTTACTTTAGTACCATCTTTAAATTTTATATATCCATCACAAGTATTTAAAAACAATACTCCAGTTTTAACATTCCAATGATAATCATGATACATTAAATTCTCTTTAATATTTTCAGTATTTGGATATGCAATAACATAACATTTATGTAAGGCTTTAAGATTATATTCAGGTGGTGATGACATTTTTACAAATAAAGCATTATGTAATATTGGAAATAGAGGACTATCACTTTGACTTAAATCAAAAATCCTATGTCTTAAACACCAAGACCATTTACTATCATATTCTCTTTTCAATATTTCTTCATCATCATCTCTTATGCCAGTTACATAAGAACAGAATTCCATTTCCGCATCAGAATATACAACCTGATGCTTTATTTCAGCAAAAGCATCAGTATCAATATAATTATCAAAAATTTCTGGAGTTTTATGTTGAAATTTATCTCTAGATGATGTATCCTTAAAGTTTTTTACTGTTTTCCACTCATTATTTTTAATGGGAGGATTAGATTTTACTGGTTTCTTTGCACCTAAAATATTCAATCCTTCCATTCTAATGCCTCCGATACTGATGGAAATTGTTCGGTAAATACCTTCCTACATGCTTCTGCAATGTCCATATGCTCCTTCTGAGTACCGTGTGCAGATCTTAGATTTATATAATGTATCCAAGAACGACAAGAACCAGTCATATAGATCCTTGTAGGAGTACAAAGAGGTAATACCATTCTAGCACATTCCTTCGCAACACCCTGACTGAGCATTTGTTCGTATAATGCCTTAGCAGAACTAAAAAGAGTAATCATCTGTTTTTCAAATTTTTCCACCATTTCTGGATCTAAGTCATCAGTCGAATTTTGACGATTTTTCAAATCTTGCTTACGAAGCTCTGGAAGGTCAATATCACCTAATGCGGTACTTGCGGCATATCTCTGTGAGAACTCTTGAAATGTGAAACTCCTATGTCTTAGGATTTGTGCCGCAATAGCACGAGTAGTCTCAATTTCCAAAGTCATCGAAGATTGCTCAAAAACACTCCAATGGTTATGTTTGATGCAATACTTCAAAAGTCCAGAATACTTCTCATTATCCTGATTAGATGGATTAGAGACTCTGGCAACATATGCCATAAGTTGCTCCGCATCAGGAGTAACAGTAATAAGTTTTACATTCATCAGAGAATTAATTTTTTTGTAGGTGGAGTTGCAACAGGAGCATACATTTGATTATATTGATCAATGATTTCATCCTGAGTTTCACTAATATATACGACATATTTTTTAGTGACTTCAATTTGTGTATTATCCCCTTTAATAATAGGAGACCAAGGAGCAAATGCTATATTTTCCTGTCCAGAGGGAACAGCAACAATTGGATTAACAATAGTGACAGAATCATCAGTTTCTTTGACTACATCTGCTACTACGTCTTCACCAGACCACATGCGAATTAATTTTACGTTCATTTACTAAATCCTTCAGGTTTGTTACGTGTTTTTAAAAGATCTTCTTCTAGCAGTTTAAGTTGGTTTTTCATAAAAACCAATTCTTCTTCAGAATACAAGTAATCTTGTTTAAGTGCTTTTTTAAGATTTTTGACTAATTGCTTAGATCTCATTCTTTTAATCTTTTTACCATTTTACACAAAAAAAGAGGGTCTGTCAAGAGACCCTCTTTTATTAGTATATTTTTGATCAAGCAGAAGTAAGTTCTTTTTCAAACTTAACACCACGATAGGTTTCTTGAACCTTCTGTGATTTTACTTGCTTACTGTCGTTGGTGTCATACTGGACACCACGATAAGTGACTTGTGCCATTGGCTTTCTCCAAAGTAGTGGGATTTTACTCCGTTCCTTTAGTCGGCTTTTGCGTCCCATTCACATCCTTCTTCAGTATTCATCTTGATAGTCTCCACTAACTCAGCACGATGCTGAAGTGATGGTAACATATTGTCGATGATCTCAATAGAATCTTCACAAACCATAGGATTGCTTAGATTTATAAGTGCTATAAGAAGTCCGTGCATAAGATGAACGTATCCGTTCCGAGTCGGCTTACTTGCGACCTGAATGTATCAGGTTGAACGATTGTGTTAATATTAACACATGTATAGTATATAGTCAAGTAGATATTAAGCTTTCGTTACATTTGTTACATCGACCCTACAGACCAAAAAAATACCGGAGTTTTTTTCCCCGATATTTTGGAATTAAAAGTTGAATTTGGTTTTACCCCTTTCTTTTTTTCTTTGATGACTTGGGTGACTGATACCCCCAAAGGTTTGGTTTGATACTTCCATTACCATAAGCAATAGACTTTATCCCACCTTTAAACTTGTCCCAGTACATATCAAATAATTTTATTTTAGTTCCTCTTGTTAAATCATAACGAACCTGATCATCATGTACGTACTGAATAATATATGCATCCGTTGGTGCCTGTTTAGTATTCACATCTTCTAAGGAACCATTCTCTACAATTATTTCAGATCCATACTTTGATTTTAAATTATCTTTCTCTTCTTTTGACCAAACCATTTCTTTTTTCTCTGGTTTTTTTAACTCTGCAGTTGTTGTCATGATCTATTACCCCATTTAATAGTAGGATATGCTGATATAACTACATCTTTTGTTATATTATAAACTTCTCCAAGTCTTTTATCCTTACAAAGACTTACGATTTCTGCTTCTAATGGATGAAGACCTTGAAGAATATTGATAAACATAGTTTCACGACGAAGAGCATTTAATTTATCATTACCACCCCTAACAAAATGATAAAAATTCTTTGCTTCTCTACGAATAGTAGTATGTCCTTGTTGATCAGATACACCCATAGAGAATGAACCAGTCTCATGCATTGAACGAATATCTTGTGTAAGTTTTGTAGATAGAGTACCATTATAAGTATTCTGTTCATCATATCCAGGATATGGAACTTCTCCTACAGGTAAAGAACTAATTACACTATCATCAAAATTCCAAATAAAAACAACTTTTAAATGAAATTCATCATATCTTTTTAAAACTTCTATTTTCTTTGCCTTTGATCTTTGTCTAGACACTAAATCTAAAACCTCAAACACAAAAGGGTGTTTAGGCAAATCCAAAGAAACTACTTTCTTAGGTTTAGTTTTAATAGTAAGATTTTTACTAATTTTAGAACTACTAACAGTAGTATCTTTAGGGGTAGATTTCCTTGGTCTACCTCTCTTCTTGGTCGTCGTCGATTTCGTTGTCATAATTGTTTTCAAATCTGAATGCTATAACCTCATCGGGAACTAAATTTCCCATTTCATCAAACATCTCAGGGTGAGGTCGTGGTATCTCCTGATAGTTCATCATGTAGTCTCGTGCAATCCATCCACCAAGAACTCCTGCACAGAATAGTAAAAAAGATATCGGTAACACCAAGACTAATATTGTTTCTATGGTCATTTGTTACCTCCTTGGATTTTATTTTTTCTTCCTTAGATTTAAGGAAAATTCAAAATAGATATCTATCTCTGTATTAAAAAAACAAACTATCTTATTAAATAAAATATGAAATGTTTTTCTTTTTTTCTTACCTCCATTAAGAATAAGTTCTAATCCACGATTAACGGGAATATCGCTTTTATTTATCTTATTCTTTAATAATTCTGTTTTCTTTGAGATATTTGATTGTGTCAACACATCCTCCTAATTTTTTTCCTTCGCATACTACTTGTGGAAAGGTCGATCCCTCACCAAATTCACCATAAAACGAATCTTTATCAAATTGTTCACCTAAATTATACACTACAAACTTACTTCCTGTCAACTCTAATACTGTTTTAATTTTATCACAATATGGACAACCATCTTTTGTGTAGACTGCAAAATTCATATCTGGTAGTATATTATACATTATAATTTATAAAGTTTATTTTGTTACTAAGTAGTTGCCGATACATAAGTAATCCAAATCAATATTATTAAATGTATCGATTGCTTGTTGTGGTGTCTCAACAATGGGTTGTCCATTATCATTAAAAGATGTATTGAGAAGAATAGGACATTTAGTTTCGTCTCTATATTTTTGTAAGAGTTTCGTGACTTCTGGATGTAAATCCTTATTCACCGTCTGTATTCTACAAGTACCATCTTGGTGTGTGATAGCACCTATATCTCTTCTTCTATGAGGTTTAACAACCAATGAATATAACATATACTCATTCGGATAATCCTCTACAAAATAATCCTTCTGATACTCCTCTAACATGATGCCAGCAAAAGGTCTCCACTCCTCTCTGTGCTTGATGCGTGAGTTCACAGTGTCCTTGTTCTTCTTGGGTTGAGGGTTCATAAGAATAGACCTTGAACCAAGTGCTCTAGGACCGAATTCAGACCTGTTCTGGAACCATCCTACAATCTTATTGTTTGCTAGATGTTTCGCAGTGACCTCACACAAATGACCAAAGTTATTATACCTCGTATACTTAGTACCTCCTAATGCTTCTTTAATCTCTTCATCACTATATGTCTTACCAAATAGTGAAATATTATGAGGCAGTTTTACCTGCTCTTTGTTCTTAAACAAACCATATGCTGCAGCCCCGAAAGATAGTCCTGTATCGTCTGGAAATGGTGGGATATGTATATTGTCTGCCACCTTATTTTTACGCAGTACAGAGTTAGCAAGGATGTTTAGAAAGACACCACCAGCAAGGCATAGATTATCATTAATATAATTTTCTTTCTTTAACTGTTTCATCCATTTGAGCATAGCATTCTCAAAGTTATACTGGAGTTGCTTTGCCTTATTCTCTGGTGATAGGTTACCATAGTTAAAATCCCTACCAGGCATAGATTCAAGTGCTACCTGTGGTATGCCCTCAAAATGCATTCTATAATCTGTCTTAAACTCTTTGATGTTTCCATAGGCAGAGAGTCCCATGACCTTACCACAGAATGTCTCTCTATACTTTGGATCTGTAAGTTTAATATCCTTCTGTATCTTATTCACGTAGATATGATATGCCCACATCCAATAATAGTTTCCTAGATTATTTGTCTGTGGAATACCAGGATAATACTTGAATAGATTTTTCTTCTTATTAAAGTATCCAAATGAATGATTTTCACAAGCAAATACAGATCCTACTGTATCAAACAGAATTGAACCAGCATTATCTAATGTAAGAAATGAACCTTCATTATAATCACAAGAGAACACAGAAGAATATGCATGACACAAATGATGTGATGCTATCTCTACCTTTGCTTTTGGAAAATATCTTTTTACTTTCTTCTCAATGGTCTTATTCATATAGTTCTTATAGAACTGTTGATTGGCCATTGATGGAACAATCACTAAATCAATATCATTCTTGTCTAGGTTTCCAGCAGATAAACAATACTCAATAGACTTTCTGGGAAAGTTACCGTCATATTTTATCTTACTCAATCTCTCTTCACTGATACTCACACAGTGCTCACCATCTTTGATGAGAGTTACACTCGCACCATGTGTCCAACTCTCCTCTGATTGTTTTAATAACTTAGGATTGTCAGAGAGTACAACATTCCAACCAATCGCACCATAAAGACCAATTACATTCATAATTAACCGACTGCCTCTACAATTTTATCAAAGTCAAATATCTCATCATCCTCATCTACATAAGGATACTCTGCCTCAACACCAGTAAAGTCAAAGTCAAACAATACACTCTTTGGTAACTTACATTTAGCAGGTTTCTTGGCCTTAATATTTGTATGCATATCCCATCCAAATACTTCTGGACTTGTTCCATTCCACAATACAACAGAAGGCATCTTCATTGCTGCTGCAGCATGTTGCATACAACTATCAATAAGTATTCTCTTCTCACTTTGCAAAAGAACACTCACAAGTTCCATGTTAGTCATGGGATCTTTTACAACTTCTACATCATCTAAGACTTCACATGATGGTCTTGTTATCTGGAAGATATGATACTCATCAGAATAATGATCTACTAATTTTTGTGCTAGTGCAACAGGCATATCTCTTGCCCACAGATATGGTCTTTGTTCATTATACATTCCACCATTAGTCTGTAGAACCATAATGGGTTTCCCATTTGCTCTACCAGGCCAGAAATCTTTTGCAACCTTTTTTTGAAGAGGATTGAATGTGATTTGAGGCATCTCACCACGGTACTCAAGATTATACATCTTACTCCAAGTCTGAATCAGAGGTAACTTTTTATTGACATGATCCGTAGTAAAATATGGCTCATTAGCAAAAACTAATGAGTCCATGTTCTCCACATAAGTTTGATAATAATAACTGGTGTTTCCCATTTGATATACTCTATCAACAAATGGAAGGTTCTGAAATATCTCAACCCAGACACCAGTTACTATCAACTCCCTACCAGGGAAGTTGTTCTTAATACATTTTGCTACTGCTGTTGATGCAATATGCTTTCCAAACCCACCTTGCACATGGAACAAAGAATATTTTTTTTGAGACATAATAAAGAATTATGATGTAATTTAGAAAGGAAGTGCTTTATTTACTTCAGCAGGTGCTGGAGGATTCTTAACAGATTCTATCCATGATGCCTGATTGCTTACAGTATTAGACCTTGATAATCCATCAGCAACAGGTGTCCATGCAAGAATTGCTGACTGTGTAAGACTTGCATAAGCAACAAATCCTGATGCTCCAGTTCCACCAGAAGTATCTACTTGAAAATTTTCAGTTCCTTCTATTGTAAGAACTGAAGGATTTGAATCATCAACAGATTTTGTAGTTACTTCCACTTCTGATACAATATTATCAGCATTATTTAAGATTGTCAATCCAGTGACAGTTTTTGTGACGGTAATAGCCATTTTATTTTAGTTTTGTATAATATTTATTGGGTAAAAAGATTGTAAGTATTTATTTTTGTTTGGGGTGGTTTAACCATAGAACTAGTATTAATAGGATCAATCTTCATAGTAGAAATATTATCCCAAAACTCAAGATTCTTTTTGTTTTCATTATATAGTTTGATAATAGACTCAGGAAGAACCTCTGATGGATCTGGTGAAATCTTCTCTAATTTAGAATGAACCTCATGCATATCAGATAAACCATAGGTTGTCAAGTCATCTTCTCTATGTTCATTAGATAACCCATCAAACGTATGCTCGAACGGTTCTTCACCCAAGAACTCATAGATATCATTTAATTCACCCTGTGGATCTATAACCAAATCATTATAGTCCACAAAGTGTAATTTGTCACGGTGTCCTTCATCCACACCCAGCTTAGTGGCATTTAATGACTCCCATACAATACCACCATGCTGAGTTAAAAGATACTCACATCTATTGTGATCATTAATAGGAATATTAGCCTTCACTAACTGCTCATCAACAAAATTAATTCTTGGTTGTCCTTCAACAAAAGTATTACGATGAACCATGGTAAGAAGTGATGCAAGTATCTCATCCACTCTTCTTACAGGAACTATAATCTTTGCTTCTTGTCTAATATATCCCTCAATAAAAGGAACTCTTGCACACCATGCACGGTTCTTATCAAAGATAACTTCCTGTTCTACATCACTATACCAATGCCTTATAACAGAACCAACTATCTCATTGACTTGATCTGGTTTTGGATACCCTGTATAAAGTTCATTACCTAGAAAGTTATCATGAGTTGCATACATTGCACCAAGTACAGGACTTGATGGTCCTGAATGAAACCTTGGGTTCTGATTTAATAATGTAGACAGAAGAGTACTTCCAGCACGTGGAAGTCCTGCCATGAAATAAAACTTCTTATCCATTCATATCAAATATATTTTTGTATTATATACCAGACTTAAACTATTGTCAACATTAAATTTATACTAGGTAATTAAGTTTGTTTTAAGTTGACTTTAGGCATATTTCAACCCGTACCATGTTACTCTGCCTTGAATAAAGTTATTACCGCCATGTTCATATATTTTTGCACCAACTATAACTTTGCTTGAACTAGTGACATCTTCAGCGTAATCATCTCCAATCGAAATAGATGAAGTATCATGCATCTCAATTCTTGCCGTAGCATGTTTATATGTGTTTCTATTTGTAGCATCCGTTCCAATTCTAAAT